TTGCGCCAACACCCAAGGTGCCGTTGTTATACGTTACAGAGCCACCTGTTTGCGCGGCCAAGGATTGCGTCGTTGCAGCCTGAACGGGCTGGTGATAAATCAGCCCGGTTGATGCTAAGCCATCAACGTATTGCTTTGTGGCCAGTTGATAGGCGGTTGTGGGATCTTGCGTAACGGCTACCGATGTCAGCCCTGCCAGGGTGAGGCTTGTAGCACCCAAGGCAATGGACGTTGATCCAATGGTGACTGACGTGTTAGTCAGCGAAATAGTCTTGGCAGCCGAGCCGTCATACGTTGTGCCCGAGTCAAGCTGCAAGCCTGTGCCAACCGTCAGCGCATTCGGGTTGGCCGCGGTAATCGTGCCTGAAGCCCCCAGGGCTACTGTCACGCCGTTGTAAGTTACCGAGCTATTCGTAAGGCTGGCATTGCTGATGTTGGTAAGCGTATTGCTTGCACCGCTGATGGTTTTGTTGGTCAGCGTTTGTGCATCGGTCAGCGTGGCAACAACCGTGTTGTCGATCGCAATGGTGCCTGTCGAGGTGATTGTGCCGCCTGTGAGGCCCGTGCCTGCAGTGATTGACGTAACACCCGTGCCGGTTGTAATCGCGCCCCAGGCGCTGTTTGCATAGCCTTCAAACGTGCCTGTTTGCGAGTTGTAGCGCAAGGTTCCGTTTGTTGGTGAGCCAGGGCGATCGCCCGTAGCACCTGATGGCAATACAAGACCTTCAAGCCCTGGCACAACTGGATTATCAGCAAGTCCCACCGTGGGGTCTGAGCCGTTGCCCGTACCATTGGCCACATCGATTTCGTTGGCCGTGCCTTGCAGCGTCACAACCCCAATGCTGTTGCCATTTGTGCGGGTTAGCAAACCAACGCCAGAGGACTGCGCCAGGTTCAGCACAATGCCTGAAAGCGAGATCGTAGGGTTGCCTGCAATGCCGTCGCCATCAGCAACGCTCAAACCTGCCGTTCCAGCCGCGATAGAGCGGCCTGTGAGCGTTGTTGCGCTGGTCTTGACCTGAATACCCGTCCCGGCGGCTACGAGGCTTGCAGCGGCTCCTGAGAGGCTTAGAACGAGGGTTGAGCCAGCGCCGTTATCAGTGAGCGTTAAGCCGTTGCCTGATATTGTCAGTTGGCGTGACTGGCTCAGCGAACCTTCACTGGTTGCCGTGACAAAGCTATAGTTGGTGACTGGCGTTGCAGCAATATCCGCTACGGTGGTTTTAACTGTACCGCCGTCCTGCACAACGGGTACAAGCTCGGTGCCGGTGAGCGCATTCGCGGTGGGCAACTGCGTGATAGTCTGATTAGCCATTATGGTGAAATCGCTATTCCGTCAAGATTCCCATTGTTCTCCGGCGTCTGGGTATTGCCTTCGGTTGATAGTATAACGCTTTGTTGATTGTTGGTTACAATGTTGTTTTGAATAGCCGCTACGGACACATCAGGCCGAGCAAAACGCAAATTGATACGCTCGGTTTGCCGCGCTGGCAGGCGGTACGGGTCTTTCTGATCCGCACAACCTTCATTGCAAACCCTCAAACCCGCAAAGTTCGGGTCGTTCATCATCACCGAATATGGACGTTTCATCCGGCAGCGGTCGCAGATCGCAATCGCTAACGATGAATATCCAGTGGTGTCAAGAAAAATAGACATTTCAGGCGGTGTAAACGCTGATGTTCGGCGCGAAGTAAATGGGCGAGCGGTCGCGTTCTTCCTGCTCGGCCATATTCAAGTACTTTTCGGCTTGCGTTTCGAGGTACTGAACGCGGTCGAGAGGAACCGTAGGCAGTTCGAGCGACAACTGGTGGCTTAACATTGCGAGCGTAGCCATATACCACCTCTGAGGTATCTGAAGGTCATCGGTCAACTGCCCCACGTCCATGATCTGCTTCGAATACCACACGGTCATCTGCACAAACGGGTCCGAAGGCGTCGGCCAGAGGTAAATTTCAGGTTGCGGAATGGTGCGGTTGAACCAGAACTGATAAGGTTGGTTAGCCGTGAAGTTTTTGTTAGGCAGGTTGGTGTAATCGTCACGGTTCAGACGCGACATCGTGATTTCACGACTATTATTACCCACATACCACTCACGCAACGCTAGCGTTGTGCCGCCCGAGGCCTCAATTCGGTAGTAACGAACCGTCTGACCGGGGTCAATATCATACCACAACCATTGATTGTCGGTTACTGCCGTGGTTCCGACATTTTCAAGCGTGTTCCAAGTCGACCCATCAGTTGAATACTTGAGGGTGAATGTCCAAGTGGCACTTCCACCACCAGAAACATAGGGCAGCACGCCAATAGATCCCGCATAAACGGGGTTATCCGTGCCAAAGTCGACCGTAATGTTACCATTTGCGGAGCTCTGCTGGCAGTAGGTGTCAACGTCATTATCGGCTACGTTGCTGACCGTTCCGCCCGCCGAGGTGCTATAGCTACCCGTGGGGCGGTTCATGGTGCGATATAGCGCGTTAAGCACGTCGTTAGCCCCAACGGGCAAGGTGTAAATGTACTTGTCAGGTGTCAGGCCGATGACTTCTTTCTTCACAGCCCAATACTGGATACCGATGTTGATCAGATTGGTTAACACAAACCCGAGCGCTTCCCTCGCGGTGAGCAGTTGCTCGCTGGTGAGCTCTTCGGCTAATTTACCACACCGGCGAGCGGCATGATCAATTAGCGTCTGAACGTTGTAAACCTGACCGTAAGTGTCTGAGTATGCCATATCTTCACCACCCTGGGCAGTTCCAGCGCTTCATTGAGGCCCGAGCACGCGACCCGCGCTCAGACTTGCGTGCTACGGGACCCATCCGGGCACAAAACGAATCGCGCCGTGGGCCGCCCTCGGGCTGAGGAGCCTTCAGGTTTGAGCCGGTGGCTCGGTTGTACTTGGCGCGGCCTTTCGCCGTAAAACCCGCGCCTTGAGACGCCGGAAGTTTCTCACCACGGCCAATCGAAAGGTTCGGCTCGCCGCCTTTAGCCATTTTTTCAGGGAGTCGAGCATACTTTTTCCCCTTCACATTAGATTCAGTGAATTCGGCGGCCACGTCGGGCCGGATGCCGACCTTCTTAGCGAACTTCGGATTGTACTCCGCCGCTTTCATAAGCCGGAACTGAGCCTTGGACTTGGCAGGCATTTAAGCTACCTGCCCCATGGTAACAATCAACGAAGGGATGGCCGGGTATGCAGGCGTCACACTTGATGGCAGTGCCTCAAGCGTTACATCCGTTGATTCAGGCAGCCAAAACAACTGCACATAGTTAGTGGCGTTCAAATCTAAGTAAAAATTCCAGGCGGCCACCGCAAAACCAAAGATGCCTGCATTCTTACGCGCTGGCACCGTAACTTGCGTCGATGAGTTGGCAAGATCCGAACCGTTGACCTTTATCCAAATCGTGACAATGTGCTGCTCGTTAGCGACATTCTTGAACTGGGCGCTGAACTGAAAGTTATAAATGCCGTCATTGGGCACCGTAAAACGGCTATTGCTAACCAGAGTAATGCCATCGGCAATATCCGTAGTGTTGCAAGTCATGGCCGTGCCAGCGGTGGTGCTTCCCGTCTGATCTAGTGTACTGCTAAAGCCGCCATAAGCTGCGCCAAACGCCCGCAAATCACCGATGGTTGCTTGCACATTCGCGCCACTTTGCACTAACGGCACAAGCTCTGCGCCCGTCAGCGTTGCGGCTGCTGGCATTGCGCTAATTTTCTGGTCGGCCATTATGATTGCTCCAAAACAATTTTGCTGTCGTCTTCTTGCAGCACATATCCTGGCGTTGTCTCATCCAGGATATAAAACGTGGTTGGCGGCAAGGTGCCGTAAGTATCAACTACACCATCATCGCCAACATCAAGTCCGTAGTCCGTGCCTCCGATGACGTTCTGGGCACCGACACCTAACGCAAAGCCATCTGAGGTGTTGGCTTGATCGGCAACGCTGGAGTAGCCGACAGGAGCCATTAAATACCCGCTTGAACGATTTTAAGCGTTGCCGTACCAGAGCCTGAATTAACAAGCAGTTTGATAGCCGTTACGGGGAACGCATAGTTGCCATCAGCCGCCGCAACTTCACTCGCTACTGTGGGATGACTGAACCAAGTAGAAATCGTACCGCTGGGGTCGTCAAATGAATGTTGCACGGTGTAATCAACCGTGCCTGATACCGTGACACCAAAGCCCACATTGAACGGGCTAATGTTGGTATTCATGACCACGGTGCTACTTGAGCCGGTACCAGTTTTTGAAACCGATTGAACTCTCATCACAAGTCCTTAAAATGAGCGAGGGCCGAAGCCCCCGCCGTTTCAGCACGCGCCGCCGTAGGCCTTTTTCTGTACTCCGCCACCCTTTTTGAAGGTTCCGGACTGCAGGTCATTAGCCACGGGTTTCGACACCGGGTGCCGAGGCATCGCTACGGGACGTCCGCTATCGACTAGACCCCCCGTAGCATAGTGCTTTTTTATGGCACCACCTTTCTTGCCACCGCCAACAGGCTTACCGTTGCGACCTATTTCATTATAATGACCAAGGTCAACATCGCCGCCCCTCTTGTAGCCACCAGCGTTGCCTTTCTTCACTTCGCCAGTGGTGGTGTTGGTTGGGCCGGGTTTGGACGTCGAAACATTACCTTCGACTCCGCCACCTTTAGCGTACTTGGGGCTCCCGCCGTGCTTGTAACCGCCGGGTTTGCCCATTGCCACGTCGCCAGTCTTCTTCGGAGTGTGATGCTCGCCTGAAGCAGTGTCCATCTTGGTCTTGACATAACCCTTAGCTCCCTTTTCAGAGGCCGCTACGCCAATTACTCCACCTTCTTTGAACCCTGCCTGACCCATTGCCACACCGCCGGTTGCAAGACCTTTGTGAGCTTTAGAAGCAGGCATAGAGGCGTGCTTTTTGAGCTTAGCCTCGGTGCCCATCATCTTCTTCATCTCAGCGGCGTGCTCAGCTTTGCTTTCGCCGCCCTCTTTCATCATCGGGCGAGCCATCATCGCTTTACGACGCATAGCCATCGAGGGACGTGCCGGGGCGGCCGCCGGAGGCATCCCGCCTCGAGCACCGGGCGTGGGCGTGGCCGCAAGACCACGCATCACCCCACCGTCCATCATCTTTTTGGGCGCTTTGACCGAACCGCCTTTCTTCAGTTTCAGAATCACTGAAGGTTCGGTGGTCATCATTTTAACCATCGGTTTAAATTGGCCCATGATTAGCGCTCCTTGGCTACATAGACATAGTCCACGGTCATGGTCTTGGCGACGGCTTCACCGTTCTGGATCGCGATGGTGATGGTCATGTCCTCATCGTCGGGCAGGTTGGTAGTTACCGAACTGCCAGCGATTGAGCCATTCACAAAATACTGCACCGCCGAAATCCCGTCATAGTAAAACCCAAGACGGATGTAGGTGTCATTCGCCATCGTAGCCACAGCGCTCGCGGTGGTTGCCGTGTTGTTTTTCTCAACAAGGAAATCAACTGTCGCAGCCCCATCGGCTTTGATAAAAAACACACCATCAGTCACGTCAAGCGGGGTAGTGTCGGTGATCTGCAGACCAATGACAACATCCGACTGCGTGGCGTCGCTGACTTTGAAACGAGCCTCAAAGAACAGTGGTTTACCGCTAGCGAACCGGAACGACTCACCGACTTTCTGCAACGACACAAGGTCGTTATCAGCAGCGGTGTTAGTGATGAGCAACAGACCCCCATCACCGTCAGTCAGTGCCTGCGTTGCGCCGGCCTGCGTCTCTGTAACGGTCCAGTCGGCCGCCGTGTAGTAGTCGAAGTCCTCAAAGTAGGTGTGATACAGCGTGGCTGCGGGCTGGCCTAGCTCAGCAAACAGCGACTGCTCACCCACGTTGGTGACCCCATTAGGAAACCGAGTCGTAGTCATACTTTAACTCCTATAAAGCGGGGGCCGGAGCCCCCTGGTTTCCTTAGACTCCGGGCGTGCCGTACATTGCGCGCCAATCGGTGAAGCCCACATCATAACGCTCGGTGGCCTTGTAGCGCATGGAGTCGGTTTCGAAGTCACCTTCCATGGTCTTTTCAAGGGCACGACGCATCATGAGCTTCATACCTTCGGGCGTGTCGGTCTGCACCCACCATGCGGTCGAGCTAGTCAAACGCGACAGAACCGCAGCACCTTCATCGAGCAAGCCGATAGATTTGACTGGGTTGATGTCGTTGTTGGCTTGACCGGCACGCAGCACACTCTTGAGCAACACTTCGGCTTGGAAAATGTTGCCTGGAGCGACGACGAGCTGTCGTGGCACGAGGCGAATCTTTTTGCCGTTGTTGTCAACTGCCTGACGCACCTGAATGAGCATCTGCTCAAGGGAGGTCTGGCTGAGGTTGGCCGCAGTGGTGAGGAGGTTGCTCACTGTGCCGTTCACGATGGGGTGCGAGGCGCTATTCAGCGCTACACCGTCACCACCGGCGTACTGCCCACCCGTGAAGGCATTGTTCAGCACGTTGGCGCACAGGGTTTCTTTGGTCTCGACCAAAGACTGTGCCAAGTGACGAGCGTATACCGACCCGATGCGGATGTGGTCGCCGTCTTCGACGAGGACTTTCGTCAACGCGAAGGCTAAACCGTACACCGAGTAGACGTAACGCTTCAGGAACAACACGCCGCCTTGCTGATAGGTTACGGGGCTGCCGTCGGGGAGCAACGGTGCCAAGCCAAAACCGTACAGGACAGGTTCCTCGTGGTAATTACGGGGGATGCCGTTCTGCTCGCGGAAGACTCGCGACCACTCATCGGCACGCTGATCATAGACTCCGTCGAAGCACTCGTTCAGGATAGGCTCAACGATGCTCCGAAAGTCCGTACTGCGCATTGGGGCTGCCATTTGTTAGCCCTCCTTTAAGCTACGGTAACGGGGTAAGCCACCGCCGCACCTTCGTAAATACCAGCGTACTGGAACTCAGCGATCTGCACACGAACGATCGTGTACGAATCACCCCATGCGTTGCCCGGATACGGTGCCAAGTCGATGACGCGCAGTGTCTTGGTAGCGTTAGCGCCAGCAGCGGTTGTACCCATAGTGGCTTGAGACAGACCAACGAGCGTCGGATCCCCTGTGGTGGGGTTGTACGGGTTGGTGATGTCGAACTCCTGGCCCAGGGCGGTTTGCGCAATCGAGCCTTCGGCCTGAATTTCGTAAACCACTTTCGGGTCGGTCCAAACGTACGCAATGAGTGAGCCGCTCTGATACCCCGTGCCCGAAGGCCAGCAGTTCGAAACGCGGCGACGCCCCGTCGTGTCGGTCCACTCGACGCCATCAAAGACGCCGTAGATTGGATCGCCACTTGCGGCACGAACGATATACCCAGTTGTTGGGTCGAGCTTGACGGCCTGACCCTTCAAGATGTTCTGAGCATACCCCGACTGAATCACATTGGCCAGCCCCTGCGCACGATCGAGCCCCGAGGGGTGATACGCAGGCCGCAAACCAAATGGTGCTAAGGTTGCAGACATGATGTTGTAAACTCCAAATTAACCCTCGAAGACCGGGGGTCGGTTGACGGATGAATTTGCCACTCGTCCGAAGCCTTCGCCTTCCGTTTTCAGGAGTTTGTGTCCTGAGCTGTCAGCCCCCTGCTGAAGTTCCTCCATACGTTCCATGATCGCTTGGGTTGCTTCCATTGGTTTTTGATAATGGAAATGCGTCATGACCCGCTGGTAGAGTTCAGTCGGAATCTTAAACAGCAACATTTCGTTGCACGAAATGTGACCCACATGCTCGCCCGCTTTTACGCGATAATTCTCAAACCCAGGTAACTCATCGGCTGTCACCGGAACGTACCCCAGTCGGATTCGCTTGTCAATCGTGTCGTAGCTGTTAGTGGTGGAAAGCCAGCACATGTGCCAACCCGGCAGGGCGGGCACGTTCGGCAGGGCGGTTTGCGTCCACTCGTCACTCCACATTTTGTCAATGTCCTGTGAGGCGGCGAACATAGTCTCCGGCGGAAGGCGGTCGAGGTCTTCGCTTGCGCGGCTTTCTCGGCCCCCGGCGGAGAGAGATTTCTTGAGTCTTGAATCCATTTGTATGCGTCCTTTGAATTAGCGTGGGTTAGCAGCAGCACGTTTGCGAGCTTCCGCCGCGTAGCGCTTGATCATGCTGTTGCGCTTGACGGGGTCGTCCCAAAAGCCGGCATCCTTCATGGCGCGTACTTGATCGGGCTCAAGCATGAACTGTCCCTTGGGGGAGCCGCCACTATTCGATGATTCGCGACCGGTGCTAGTTTGCATATTCCGAGGCCTTGAACGCTGGTTCGGCGCATTATAGCTCAATTCATACCGATGAGGCAAGTACTTTTTTGCGCGGTCATCGAGTTCATCCCAGTAGTCCTGGCTCGCGGGGTTCCAGCCCTCGGCGGTGAGCTCTTCGTCGATCTGCTTGACGATGCGGGAGTCGGTGTCGCGATGCTGCGGGTCGTACCATTCGCTGCGCTTTATCCACTCGGCTGCCATCTTCTGCACTCTCGGGTCGGGCAGGGTGTTGGGCTGCTGCTTGGGGGCGGAGCTCGCCTTTTTCAGGTTCTTCAGAGATTCGAGCTGCTGCCTGGACTCGTACCACATTTCTTGCGCTTGCGCCAGGGCGTCGCCGTCTTGAGCACGGGTCGCTTCGGCAATCTTGCGCTTAGCGTACTCGAGCCGCAGCTCTTGATCTTCGACCGCCTTGTCGAGCTTGGCGAGTTCGCCAGCGTGGGTCTTACGCTCAACAATGCTCAACCGCTCCATCAGCTCTTGATTCTGCCGCTGGAGCAGCTGCAACCGCTGGTCTTTCTCGGCGCTGGTTTTGCGGGCTAGTTCGCGCTTAGCGCGGCGGCGCTCGCGTTTAGCGTTGCGTAGCGCCTCGGTGTCGTCGTCCGCGTCGGCGTCAGCGGGGTCGTCGGCGGGGCCGCCTTCAGCCTTGCTTTGCGGCGGGTCGTCATCGTCGTCCTGCTGGTCCGGGGGTGGGGCGAGGTCTTCCGGCAGCGCCACCGCGACTGAACCGTCGGGCTGCTCGGTGATCTCAATATCGGGTTCTTTTGCGTCTGTGCTCGTACTCATAGGAATGCCTTAGTCTCGAGGGGGTTAGTGGTGATTCGGGCAATGACCTCGTGGTCATTCACGATCATGAACAACGCGGGGTCTTCAAGGTGATCCTCACCGGGCACTTTGACCTCCCAACGGTCGCCGCCCCACTTGGGCACACGAATAAAGTCACCCACCGCGCACCAAGACCCTTCTGGCCAGGGGTTCATCGAGTCGCGATGCCGAAAAGCGAGCGGCCCCACGGCGATGACTTTGGCGACCTGGGTGTTCCACTTTTCGGTCTCTTTGGTTTCCTCAACAAGTACGATTCCTGCTTTGGTGGTCTTTTTGCGGCTGCGGCGCAACTGCACCAACAATCGCCCACCTAACGGCTGCGCACCAGGATCCACGCTCGGGAAAGCCCAAGCCATCTCAGCGTCTTGCGACGCTACTGGTTCAGTCATCATGTTCATCTTCTTCCTCTATAAAGTTCTCAATAATATCAAGGGCTTTTTGCAGCCCCATGTGTTCGCCGACCATGCGCTGGTACGCCTCCCATGACGCAGCGTTACCCGCCGCTAAGGATTGGCCTATCTCAGCCTGACGTGCCTTATACGCGCCGATCAGCTGGCTCAAGGTTAGGGTCACTTGTTTTTACGTGCTAACGGGGCAGGGGCTCCTTTTGATGAGGGTTGAGGGGTGGTGCTACCTTTGGACTTGAGGCTAGTGCCGTCGAGCGCCGCGCCCATAGCGATGCGCTTGTGGTAGGGGACGGCTTCGTTGTCTTTGAGGTTATTGGATGGTTGGGCCACGATTAGCTCCTAGGTTACGTTGGGCTTCGTTTTGAAGCCGGATTGCAGTTTCCAACTGCTCGGTGCGCAGCCTGTCATCTTCTTGAGTCAGGCGTGCGGTTTCTATGCGCTCGCGGGTCAGGTTATCCGAGGCGTTCAGCGCCACGTCAATCTGATCACGCTCAGCGGCGCGTTGCTGCTCGGCTTGAAGCCGGGCTATGTCAATTTGCCCCCGCTGTTGCATGTCAGCCCCTTTGAGCTGCATCTCGGCCTGATCGCGCCCAGCGCGACGTTGGGTTTCGGCCATCGCGGTCTCTTTGAGCACTTGCGCCTCGGGCGGCAACTGGGGTTGCGGGGTCATTTGTTGCATCGCCTGCAGCAGCTGCCCGACGAGGGGAAGAATCTTACCGAACGCCTGCTCGGCGTCGGACTTGACGTGCTGCGACACGAGCGCATACACCTTGTCAATCTGCGCCGTGAGGGCTTTGTCCTCGTACTCGGCCTCGGTCACGGGGCGGCCGTCGCGGAGCTTGGCCACATACCCTTGCGACCGGTTCAAGTACCACAGGATCATGTGCTGCTTCACATGCTCCAGTGCCCGAGGCAGGTAAATCGACGCCATGATGGGGTTACCGCCGAACGCCGGGTTCAGGGCGAAGTCCAAGTGCGTCTGAATATGCGCCAAGTGATCTTGATGCATATAAGCGTAGCCGTTCTGCCCCAGCGCCATGGCGACATTCTCATCAACCGCGCTGAGTTCATCCGGCGAAGGCGTATTCTTGAGCAGTTCGTTGTAGCCGGGTATTTTCAGCTGTTTCAGCAGTCGTTCTTCCACTGCCCGCCGGTCGTAGAGGTCCGGCGCGGCGTCCGCACGGGCGAGGACCGCCTGAATCTGCGCCATGCGTTGGGTTTCGCTGAAGATGTGCGGGTCTGACACCGGCACCACGTCCGTATTACGCTTGAAGTCGTCTTCCTCAATCTCGAGGTCCGCTACCACCTCGCCTTTACGCATGTCTTTCAGATGCCAGCGGTTCAGACGGCCCAGAACTTTCAAAAGTCGCCCTTGCGCATCATGCAACCGGGCGTGAATGGCGCTGAAAACCGCCGCGCCCTGCTCGATGAGCGCCTGCGTAGTGCCGACGGGGGTTTGCGCGCTCACGTCGGCGATTTTTTCCTCCGCCGTCGTGACCACACCCTTAGTAGCCTTGTCAAGCCACCCCAAAAGCTCAAAAAGCACCGCGCTCGGAGGGTTAAAAGGCATGGGCATCGCGATTTTCTTGATGTCATCCACACCCGGTGCACCCTCGATCTCGACGACCTGCGTGATGTCGACCTGTTGGCTCTGCCCGCTCACCTTTGCGCCCTTCAGTTTGAGCATCGCCGGTGCGTTGTTGATGTGCGCCGAGTCGAGCAGGGCACGCAGCGCCCCCGTCAACGCCGCCGAGAGCCCTCCGATGAGGTGCGGCAGCCCGATTGCGTACGCCCCACGCCACGGGATGAACTTATACTCAATGACCCAGTCCAGTTTGGTCATCGAGTCGTCGCCGTCTTCCCAGTTGCGGTACAACCCCACCACTTCGGCCTCAAGTTCGTCGATCATCAGGATATACGGGGCCATTTCGCCCCCGCTTTCGCGGTCATCTTCAAAC